TCACTTCTACTCCACAGGCTACGAGTTGAGTCAAACTCACTCTTTCCCTCGCCGGTGCAGACCGTCACGCCGCCGATCCAGTATCTACCATCGCCAGCGGGTGCCGTTAGTACAACCTCTTCGCGTGTTGTGTACCTAGCGACCTGACGGAGTGTCCTATGCAGCAGAGGTTCCCGCTCGTCCGAATCATCCAAGCGAACTGGTGCGAAGTGACTAGGTATCCCAAGATAGTTGTTCCACTTAACCTGAGGACCCGCGCATGCGATTATGACTCGCATTTCACCACCTCCCGCACCAACAGCCACCTAGGCGACGCTTACCACTTCGCCGACAGAGGCAGTTTCCGTCCGACGTGACGATATCCTGTAGCTCTTGCATGCGTTGCTTCCAGGTGTGGCGCTCTCGAACCAACTCGTATGCAGCTTGCCTTCGTTGCTCCATCTCGGAGTGCGTTAGTGAGTCGATCTTCTCGCCGAGCGTCGCCAGATCCCCACGTGGGTAGGTGATCATGACTTCATCGGTGAAGCCGTTCTCGGCCATCCCCTCAACTTCCGGATGGGACATCAATGCGCCGCGTCCCAGGGTGCAGGGGATGCGATCCGACCAGTAGCGGGGGGAAGGTGCCGAGTCGCCGAGAACGAACCCCGTGCGGGCGTACAGCGCGTTCAGCCTGTGGCCGTAGAGCTGTCCCCTCGACCCCTCTCCGCGCCCGTACAGCGCGAAGCCTTCATCCCAGCGCTCACGCCCGTACTGGACAAGCGCGGCGCGGTCAGGCCCGTGGATTCCGGGCACATAGCCACCGACGAACACTGCTGCATGAGTGCCGTCATATGACCTCTCGGCACGGTAGTTGTACTGAGAGCCGATGGCGGGAGGCATCCAAAAGTGATTGACTCCGCGCATAAAAAACTCACGCTGGTGTCCGCCATCAGCCGTGAAGACATACTGGCAAGTCCACCAGGGGTGACGACCTATCTTGCGCTCACGAGCCTGGATTCCCCAGTAAAGATCCATGTGTAGCGCAACCGTTCGGGTGCCACCAGCTTCTATCTGACGCAGCATGCCCTCTACGCTGGACGGTGGCTTAGGCATATGCCCGTGAGTCATCGCCCAGAGGAGGATGTCTGCACCTTTGCAGAGCCGGATGACCTCGGCTGGGAGAATTCCCTTGGCTGCTACGTGCGTTACGTCCCAACCAAGGGATTCCCCATCCTCGCACATGTCGTCTTTCCAGCGGTTGTCACCCGGCGGCAGCGGTATCCCCAGAACAACAACCTTCACCGCAGCACCCTTCGTTGACGGGCACATAGGCGATGTCGAACCAGATCGCCTTGGGTCCGTGTGGCCAGACGTAAACCTCACGCCAGCCGATGGAATCCATGTACTCCGACACGGCCTTCCTCATAGGCTGGCCGTGATACTTTGCGCGCGTACCGACCTCGACCACGATCAGGTCTAGGTATCGCCGATCGCACCCCTTGATGACATCGATCTCGGAGCCCTGTACGTCAACTACAAGAACGTTTACCGGGCTTCTGAACTTACTGCCCGGAATAACGTCCCGCAGGCGCACCATTGGGACCTCAATCTTCTGAGTGGCGCCCAACTCGATAGGCTCAAGCGTCGAGTTGTACTGCGAGTCTCGCAGCACTCGGTAGAACTCTACGCATCCGCGCTCCGCGCCAGCAGCCACGGGAAGCACCGTAACTCCGTTGGTGTGACCGTACCTACTCTCAAGGTCCGCAGCTAGATTCGGATCGGCTTCTACTAGGTAGATGTTGTCGAATCTCAATTCGATGTAGAGCGGAACCTCTTGACCCTCATGCGCCCCCACGTGACAGACCCCGCGCGGCTCTATGTTGTTGTCTGCGAGCAGGCGGGGCCAGTCCATTTGGTCCAACGTGTAGTGATGCGCCATCACTTACCCTTCTTGGGGGCCGCCTTCTTCTTAGGCAGCGGGCCCTTTCCCGGCATAGGCTTCTGGCCGGGCTTCTGACCGGGAACCGGAGGCTTACCCGGAGCGGGCTTCGCGGGCGCGCCCTTCTTTCCGGGGACGGGCTTGCCGGTCGGCTTCGCGGCAGGCTTGCCGCCGGGCTTCGCGCCGGGCTTACTCGAACCACCCTGGTTGGGCGCCTTCTTGGCAGGCGCCGCCCCCTTCTTGGGCGCAGGCTTCGCAACCGGCTTCGCGGCGGGCTTTTTCTTTGGTGCAGCAGCCATGAGGACTCCTCAGCTAGTATTTGTTCAACTTTCGTGGCGGGGGTGGGATTTGAACCCACGACCTTCGGGCTATGAACCCGCTGCGCTACCGAACTGCGCTACCCCGCTAGGTCCCCGGTTACATGACACCCTATGCCCTTCACCGGGGCGGAAGTTGTGCGGCCTAGGTTACAGGAACCGTACCGCACAACTTCCATTCCATCTCTCAACTCACATTAGCCCACCCGTACCCCTGGCACGGGTCGCAAGCTAAGTGAGCCAGGATCAGGAAGCCGTACCCTGCTTGAGGTACTTGAACGCGTCGTCCACCAGAACCTTGGACGAGTTGCGCCAGATCGCGAGCAGACCACGCTGACCGGTCGGCGTAGGAACGCTGGCGGTCGGGTTGAACAGGTGCGGGACCAGCTCAACGTTCATGCCCACGCGGTCAACGATGAGGAACTGCGAGAAGTCACCGAAGAGCAGGTAGCGAGCGCCACTGTCGTCGGAAGCACCCATGGTGCTGATCTCGCGAGCGTCGTAGCCGATAAGCTGCGACGGGTTCCGGTCGGCCAGGCGCACCCACAGGTCCGCACCGTCAGTGGTGCCGAGCTGTCGGATGTCGTTGTAGACCGACTTGTTGCCGAGGAACTGAGCACGCGCGCGCCAGCGCGGGGCAAGAGCCTCTTCCAGTGCGTACACGTCGGCAGTGGTCAGGCTGCCACCGTCCGGCACGGCGCCGTAGTGCGAGAGCGTCGCGACGACACCGCCGGGGTTGTTGCCGGTCCCGTCGCCGTTGACGAACGAGCTTGCCTCTTCGGTGTCCTTCGCGTCCTGGAGGAGACGAGTAACCTCAGAGCGCATCGCGGTCCAGTCGGCGTCGATCTCGACGGAGAACGGGATAAAGCCCGTCACACGGGTCGGGCGAACGGTCGGCTGCTCAAGGGTCGGCGAAACGACGTTGACGTTCGCGGCCTCAGAGGAGCGGGTGACCGAGATACCGGCGGAGGTGACACCCTGCCATTCCTTGCCAGTGATCTGAACGACGCGCGCCATGGAGCGGAGCGGGTTGATCACACCGTCAGAAGTCAGGATGACGGTGGGGTCAAGCTGGAACGGAACGGCGTAGCCACCGTCAGCGTTCGAACCGAGGGAGAGCGCACGCGCCTCCTCGGCCGTAAGGCCGTTGGTGGAGAGGGCGCGCATGGCCTTGCCGAACGCACGCTCGTAGACCGGGGAGCCGGTCGTGAGGATGCGACGAGCCAGCGTACCGGCAGCGTCGTCGTTCTCCTGGAGCAGACGCTCCACGTTCTCCTGCGCGGCTTCCTTGCGGACGCCGCCACCGAAGCGACCCTGTTCGATCGCGCGCATGGCATTGTCGCGGCAGAGGGCGCCCATCTCGTCCAGGCTGCGGGCCTGGTTACGCAGGTTCGAGATGTCGTAGATGTCGGACGGGCGGCGGATGTGGTTCGGCGCGGTGCCGCGCTCGACCTGACGGCCGTTGCCCTGGGCGTTGTCCTCGGCGAGAGCACGAAGCTGCTCAGCGCGCTTGGTGGCCGCGTCGATGGCGCGGTCATGCTCGCTGAACTCGACGTTGAGGCCGTCCCACTCGCGCTGCGTGTCCTCGGGGAGAGTACCGCCGCTGTACTCGGTGTCGATCTCGGAGAGACGCGCCTTGATCTCGCTCTGGCGAGCAACGCGCTCTTCCACGGTCATCGGTTCCATGTCACTTTCCTTTCGAACCGTTTTGTTCCTTACGGGAGTTACTGCTTCCGGGGTGACCGTGGGGTCGGCGCCGGATTCCTCTGGGGTGGATGATACGTCATCAGCCGCCTTGGCCTCAACGTCCACACCAAACTTCTTGAGTGCTGCCTGGATCTTGTTCTTGATCTCGGCAAGCTGTTCCGCTGTGTACTCTGACGCATTGCCAGCCTGGTTGATATAAGACCAGGCGGCCTTAGCGTGCTCTTCGGTGTCGATCGGGTAACGCTTCTTACCGTCCTTCTGGTAACCAGGGTCGGCGTAAGTCACGTCACCGTAGGGCTTGTTGTCGCCGCTGCTCTTGTCCTTAGCCTTTGGCTTGGCGACGTTGGGCGTGCCCTGAGTGGTCAACGCGCGCTCATGAAGCTCCGGGTGCTCGCAGCCCTCTTCGGCGTCTTCCTTGCCCCGGCATCGGCCCTCGACATGCACTTCGAGAAGCGGGAGGTCGTCAGACTCGACCGCGCGGGCGACCGACTCCGGCGTGAAGCCAGCCTCGACAAGCTCTGGGCCGTGTTCGCCGACAAGCTCCCCCTCGACCTCTTCGGTCATCGACCGCGCGTACTCGTCAATGAGAGCCTGTCGGTCCTCATCTGAGATCTCGTCCAGGGAACGAACGGCGACCGAAGTCTGCTCGTACGCAGGGAACACCACAGGACCAGCCTCAAAGAGCTGAACTTCCTTCAAGGTGCGCTTGAGTGGCCCGCGCGAGCCAGCGTTGTAAAGCATCTCACCGAGCTGACCGGGCTTGATGACGTTATCCTCGCCGTCGCGCCACTCGTCGCGAACGGCGCGGAAGCGGAAGGACATCCCGCTGATGGCGCCGCCCTCGATAGCCTGTCGGATAGGCTCAACGACCGGATTGTCAAAGAGCCTTGCCTTCACGTAAAGACCCTGCGGATCTTCGCGCATCTCGACAATCTTGCCGATCGGCACGCTTCCCGTACGGACATCCTTGCCGTGATCGAACTGCAAGACAGGCTTGCGCTCACTGATGGTCTTCCGGAAGGCTCCCGGTGCGATCTCCTCTGAGAAGCGGCCCTCGAAAGAGTCAATCTCAGTAGGCGCGTTGAAGACTGCGGCATAACCCTCAAGGGTTCGGCCGTCGTTGTTCTCTCCGGTGTCTGCAACGCGAAACTCAACAGACCGCAGACAGAGCTTAGATGGACTGGTCATTTACTAACCTCCTCTGCGGAGTTGATTAACCGGGACCGTCGCCCTTCTTATGGGCGAGCTTCATATACCCGGGTAGGACATGGTTGATGATATTGGTCGTGAGACCCTTAGCTTCATGTGCGGGTACGCCGTGCGACACCAGCAGCGCATGCAAGGTTGTCCACTTATGCTCTGCGCCGATCCATTCAGCCGCCCCCTTGCCGTGCGTCCAGTAGTCCCAGAGAGCATGACCCTTGCCTATCTGGAGCTTGGATACGTCACGCCCCGGGGCTGGGGCTTTTGGGGCGGCAGGCTTCGCAGGGTTCTTGTTACCCGACGAGCCAGGCTGTGGCTGAGGACTCGGCCTAGGCGTCCCGGTCGGCGCAGCCTTCTGCGTGCCACCACCGCCACTCGGCGTAGCAGGCGGATTCGGGATGTCCGAGTTGGCGCCAGCCTGTGCCTTCTGGAGAGTGCCAGGCGGTTGCAACTGCACAGAGAACAGACCGGTGTGCTTCAACAGGTCCCAGTCCTCTTGCTTGATGGCCTTGACTATTGAGTCAGGCTCATATCCGGACTGGATTAGCACAGAGATCGTACCAGCCTCAGTCTTGCGCAGCTCGGCAATCGTGTTGCGGTCATCGCGCAGGAAGGCAATGTCCCTGTCGTCGTACCAGAGACGAGCGTCCTTCGGCATGCCCTTAAGAAGCGGCTGATACGCAGCGCAGATCGAACGCCACAGTGGACGCATGGTCGAGTCGCCGAACATGTGCTTAGCGGCAACGAAGTTGCCAGCGTTCAGCGACGAGCCCTGCATGCCTTCGGAGAGGCCGACGAACACCGGAGGGATACGAGCGGCAGCGGCGATTCGCGTTTCACCGGCGCCCTGAGTGGCCTTGAAGTCCAACTGCCGTAGGTCCGTACCGACTACGGTCACGTCAGCACCGCCACCGAGGTACAGAGTCTCGTACGCGTGCTCAACTCCACCCTTGGCAGCGTCCATCGTCTCCATGAACTCCTGGAACTGCTCATTGGTGACGGTTTCCTTGAAGGACACCGCAAGGTTGGGGGTCGCGGCATTCTCGAAGAACTTGGCCTTGTGGATCGTCGCAGCCTTGTCTGCCTGTATCTCGCGAATAACAGGCGACAGCCAAGACATGCCACGGTAGAGAGCGTCGGGGTCCGGGATGGGCGACCAGTGAGAGACTACGCCGTTGCTGCCATCGATCGGGTAAATCTCCCAGTTGTCCGGATTCGAGCCCCGACCTCCCGGCATGTAGACGTACCCGGCAACGTCGGAGTCAACAGCCTTGTCCGGAGGGGCCGTCAGGATGATGTCCACCCAGTCTGGACGGAGCCTACGGAGCCTGTTTCCTTCGCGCACCACGTAGTGATTACCACCAAGGTCGGCGTCCTGGATCGCGCGCGACAGAAGCTCACCAGTCGTAGCGTTCGGCCATGGGTTCTCGAAGATGCTCAAGTCCTGGATACCGAAAAGGTCCCCGGGGCGCCCCTGCCTGATGCGCTGTAGCTGGAACCGAGCCTCAGTGAAGACGAGCTGACGAGCGTACATACAAGCAAATACAATGCCGTCTGACTTGTAGCAGTTGTAGATGTTGTACTGGAACTCCTCGTCATACTCCTTGTCTTCGTTGTAGCCAGACCTGTTGATGAACCCCATGGGGAAGTTCATCGGGTTGGCAAGGTTCAGATAGTCATCGATCGTCAGACTGCGCTGTTCTGACTTACCTCGGAGTCGAGACCAGAGAGACGCCATGATCACTCCTCCTTATCTGTCTTGTCAGTGTCAACGAACAGCAGCAGAACGAGCGCAACGGCACTCGAACCCATGAGACCGTAGTCTCCAAACTTCCACGTCAGCCCGGCAGTTAGCATCAGGTAACACGCGACCGCCAGGGCGAGCGCTTCATGCCTTTTCATATCGCCCCTATCGACGTGCCATCCAAGGCGCGGAGTTTTTCTTCTCGTTCGCTATCTTCTTATATCCCCATGTCGCCAACGTGCAAGCGACGAGCGGTGAGATGTCAACGGAAGACGTACGCCTCGACCACGCCCAGCAGTCGGCGAGATCGCGCGTATCCGCACCAGCAACCGCCGAGTTGAGCGGCCTTTGATTGATGTGTGTAACGTTGGGCACGTTCCCCCTACGGGGAACTACGCCCGTGTAAAACTCACCACAGGATTGAGCAAACTCTGCGGCCGTAGGGTGTATCAACTTCACACCGGCCGCCTCAAGTTCTTCTATGAACATGCCTGCCTGACTGCGCTTGTCGATTACGACTCCTACGGGGCGCTGAGCCTTCCATATCTCAAGTACCCGATCAACAACCCACGATGTACCAGGACGGCAGTCGTAGGTCTCGTAGCCGGTGATCTCAACGTGTACGGCACCCTCGTCATTACGACCCGCTGCCGCAATGGAAGTAGTGGGGTTGAGTCCCGGCGATGTGTCAACCGCGAGTACGAACGGGTCCAAAAGATACGACGTTTCATCAGAGCGTCGCATCCAAGACTCTTCGCTGATTACCGACCACGAGTCCTCTTCGACGGGCCAGTCACCGACCCCGAGCCGTTCCTGGAGAAACGTCTCCGGGTCCATCGATCGACGCTCCGATTCGACATGCTCCACCGAAATGCGAATGCCCAATCCGGGATTCGCTTTGGCATATGACTCAACGGTGTCCGTCTGATCATGTTCGTCACAGTCCTTCGGGCAGAAGTCCGAGCAACCATCAATAGACCACTCGGCGTAGAACAGCCTGGGGTCGCCGCCCTTGATTGCACGCGCGCGTACACGCCCGAGCTGCGTTGACTCCTGGTCACCCGCAGAACCGGTGTACCAAATCTGCGGACCACCTGGGGTCACCTCAGTACGAGCGGACAGCGTTGGCATCAGGGCACCAACTTGCTGCGATCCAAGGTACATTGCCTCGTCCAGAATGAGGCAGTCACAGGAGAAACCACGCCCGCCACCCTTGGTCCGAGTACGAAACCGCAGGCGGTTTCCGTTCTTAAGCTCGATACCCTCTTCACCGTGCGAACGAGATACCCGAGCAACTTCCGCGTCTAGGTCGGGAGTTTGCTCTATGAGCATCAGGATGCGGCCGAACGCTTCCTTGGAAGTGTCGAACTGGTGAGCAGAGTGGATGATCAGCTTCTCGTCCAACAGATACAGACCGGCAAGCTCCCGAGCCTCAAGGATCGACCCCTTGCCGTTCTGCCTACTGACCACCAACCCCACTTCAAACGCTGCCCACTTACCGTCCTCGCGTTTGGCCATGGCCTGCTCCATGGTCCAAATCTGCCAGGGGTCCAAGTCCAGCCCCGCTAGACTTGATAGATCGGCTACCTCGCGCCCCAAGCTACCGACGCTAGGCGGAAGATGCTGGATTCGGGGGCGTTGACTTCCGCGTACCGCTAGGGTGGCGGCCACCCTGCTGTCGAGTGACTGCCCGGGGTGTTCCGGCTCGATTACGTATCTTTTCAAGATCGGACACCTCCGCGTCGTATACCGGGATCTTCTCTATCTGCTCCAGTACGGTTTGCAGACGGAGGATCAATGAAGCCTGATCTCCGGTACGTAGGCGCGAGTTCAGGCACGTGTTACACAGGTTGGCCTCAAGTTGATGTGCAATGTAGTCGCGGATCGCTTCCAACGACTCCCGCATGTTCTCCTCTTGGACAACTTCGGTTAGCTTCTTACGATTTGCTGTCATCGTGGCCCCGGATTCAACGGCTCGTCGGGCGGTACTCGCCACGTTCGGTAGGGGGGTGCTCCGTAGTAGACGTGGGCAACACGTTCATTCACGACTGCGGCAGCCGCACTGGGGTGAGCCCTGCGTCCAACGTCCTTGATACTCACGCTCACGTTGGCAACACCGGGCTTAGCCAACTGCCCATACAACACTGTTGGGTTCTTAGCCGATGCGGTAGCGGTTGCCTTGCCAGCACTAGGGCCAATTCCGTATACAGCGGCAGCGTTGTTAGCTACGACCGCCGTGTCCCCAGCGAAACCAGCGGCAGCGTTTACGATTCCGCCACCTGCCTGATTTAGCAGGACGATGGCCGTTGCACCGCCAGATGCAGCACTTGATCGCGTCTGCGTCCTGGAGAACGAGCCAGCCGATAGCGTACCGGCTGAGTCGGTCACAGCGCAGTTGGTGTTGTCCGGACTACCTGAGTTAGATACCGAGAAATCCGCCCGCTCTGTGCCTGATCCCTCTGTCCAAGTGCGAGTTGACGAACTTCCATACTCGTAAGCCATGGCAAACGACAAGCCCCACTGCGTTGTGGCTGCCGTCACCGATGCCGTGTTGAAGTTAGAGCTTGCACCAACAGGCGATATATCGAAATGAGCAGTATCTACAGGGATCGTACTACTAACACCCCGATAGGACACGATCGAAGCGCACGCTATGGAAGACTGAATGCTGAATGTGTAGCTTGATCCCTCGCCCGATGCAACCTTCCTGAACACGCGAACCGTGCGCAGGGAGTTGGTGCCAGAGTCAGCACTACCGAGAAGCGTCCAACCCGAGGGCGTGGAGGGTGTACCGCCGCAGATAGCGATCATCACATCGCCATCTACCGTGCCACTGGGCTTACTTACGGAGATCGACGTGGTGTAGTTGGCCGTGCCATGAGCTTCGGCGACGAACGAGATAGCCATGTCGTCTCCTCAACTCACCTACTGGTTACGCGAATCGTCATGGAGCGGTCAACGGTACGGTCTTGGTTGGTGACTATTCGATGAGTCACTGTATAGGGCGAACCAGCAACGCCACCTGAGAGCCAAGTCGTAGTCACCGTAGTGGTGTTCGACGTTGAATCAATGGTGATACCGGGCGTCGCAATGGCAGTAAAGCTTACAATCTGCTCATTGGTGGTCAGCCAATCCGACCAGTCGAACGAGTAGTCAAGGACATCATCGGGGTCCTTGAGAAAATCAGGGGATGATGTCATATCAACTCTCCTCAACCATCAGGGTCCGCTCTTCCCAAGGTACAAATATGAAGCGATCTTCAAAACCGACCTTGATGGTTCGACTCGATCCAAAGTACGAAACAACAGGGTGAACCATAGCGAAGGCACTAGCCACACCGATGGACATAGCCAGGCCCGGAGCGGCGGTCTTTCCAGAGGCGTTCACCTGGGCTGTGCCAGCCGGTACGGCAAATCCAATCGCCGGTCCGTAGGCTGCTGCGGTTGAAAATGCAGTACCAGCGCGGTTTCCCACAGACTCGGAAAGCAGCCATGCGGCGGCAGTTGCGGCCGCCTTCCCTGCGGGCGCGTACTGCATGCGAGTCTGTTTAACCGATACGACCACAGTCGCTATACCGGCGGGCGCGTTATTGAATGGCGTTGTGGCTACGTCAACTTGCTTAACGGAGGCAGAGGCTGTTGCACAGCCCGCCTGCGCACCAACTGCCGCAACTGGCGTCTTTGCGCTAGCTGTTGACGCTACTACATCTGGCGCGGGACTCAACTCAAGGTCAGGTGCAGGCGAGTTTCCTGCGGCCGTTGCCGTGGCTACGCCAGCGTTCGCATTGACGGCTACGATCAACGTCCGAAGCGCGACGGTCGTAACGATGGAGTCCGTCATACTCGTCGTGCTGTTTGCGGTGATCGAAGTGCCTGAAATAGAGCCGGGGTCAGTCTCAACTCCCGCGTCATACATGGCAGCAGAGTAGCTTGTACTAGCGCCGTGGTTCCCGCCCTCGAACCGCTCGTGCGCAACCCCAGAGGTGAAAGTATTAAAGCTGGTCGTAGTCCTACGTGTCGCACGGTGCGAAAGCACCATACTTGAATGTGTAGTTGTAACAGAAGGAGTCGTATGAGAAGTAGCGCTGCCAGACGCGGAAGATCCTGAGGCGTCTATCGGGTTGCTCGTATTGACGCCACGGTAGGCCGAGATGGTCGCCCAGAAGGGTGAGCTAGAGTCCCCGTTGTTCCATACATAGCTAGAGGCCGCCACGTCCGTAGATGTCGCGACCCTGTACCAAACCTCAACCCGGAACAAGTTACCCGTACTTGAATCCTGCGAAAGAACCCTGGTCCAAGCGCTCCCGGATGGCTGCGACATGCCAGCTTCGTTACCAACCAGGTATGCGATCATCACATCACCAACAGCAAGCCCCGCTGGCTTAGCGACGGTTGACGTTGACGTGTTGGAACCTGTAGGCGTTCCCTCGCTGGTGGCAATATGAGTGATGTTGCCGGAGCCACCACCACCTGCGCCCGACGACGTAACCGAAACGTCTACCCAATAGTTAGACCCGAGCGTGCTAGTCGGAAACGCAGCGGTAGCGGAAGGTTCGTTATACGCGCACTGCGCGCCGTTGAGGGCGGTTGACGTACCGGGCGCAGTGATCGGCCCAGCAGTGATCCCCGAGGCGCCGCCGCCGCTACTCCAGTAATTCGCAGACGATACATACGAGTTGGCGCTACCGGAGTAGTGAACAACGGCAACGTAGCTCGTACCATTGGTCAGCGACACAGGAGTCGTCAACGCCTGGTAGTTCCAAGCGTTTTGAGTCAGGTCAACGGCTAGGTTTACCGTAGTACCTGAGATCAGCGTACCCGTAGTTCCGTTGGTTGTACTGTAGAGGCGAAACGAGTATTTCGTGTGGTCAGTATCGAAGGTTCCGCTAGGCGCCCAGAAGTAGAAGCCGTTGAAGGTTACCCCATCTTCATTGACCTTGAACTGAACGCCTAGATCGTGACTGAATCCACCGCTCGTAGTTCCGCTACCGTTGGTTGATGGCCACAGCCGATAGTCCGTCATGCGTGGCCACCACCCTCTAGCGCTCCGTAACCCGTATATTGATCGAACGATCGTCCGTACGAGCCGCACTCGTAACTATGTGACACGTAACTCGGTACACACTCCCGGCAGTTCCACCGGATACCCAAATAGTCGCAACGGTGTCATCATGACCCGTTGAGGTCACCGTCAGCCCGTCGTCAACAGTGAAGGTGGCGGTTGAGATCGTCTCACCAACCGCCAACCAGTCTTCCCAGTTGAACTGCCAGTCTAGATCCGCGTTAGGGTCCTTGATGAAGTTGAACCTAGCCATTACGACCCTCCGTTGCTCACAACGTACGCAAACACCTCGCGAACCTCAGGGTCGATCGGATCAACCCGCTTTTCTTTAGCGATCGTTACGGATCGACTCTTAGCCGGGATATCAACAACCCGATTAAGAGCGTGGGCAGTTACGATCCTGTCCTCATGCACGATGTCAACTCGACGGCTATCGGGTGTACTTCCCTTAGTAACATCGAATCCCATGCAGCCCGCTATCGCGCAACCCGCATGAGCGAGATGGAACACCGTCGCAGTCTCGACCCTTGGATCAAGAGCAGCAGCAACAATAACACCAGAAGCGTTGGCATCAACGTCCAACGTGCCAAATGTCGTTGCATCCTCGACCTCGACGGCAGCCGTAGCCCTACCGGCCGTGACGGAATACCCCGATATAACCTCGGGCGCATATCCACTCGCAACCGCCTCGGCCACACCAGCCGACACGCTCAGGTGAAGGCTGACCGTGGGCTTGAACGCAGCGGAAGTGACGGCAGCCCTGCCGGGTGCCGGATGACTGACTGTCGATGCCGAGACACCCTCGACCTCGACCACAGCCTCGGCCACGCCAGCCTGAGCACCTACGGCAGCAAATGCACCGTGCGCAGAGGCGGTTGTGGTTACATTTCCCGCACTCGGCTGTATCACACCCGTCGTCATTGCGCCGAGCGCTTCACCGACAGCCTGCGCAGTTCCAGGGTTGGGCCGCGTGGCGTTCGAGATCGTCGGATCGCCAGCGACACCCTCGACCTCGACGGCCCCAGCCTCAGGACTACAGGTCAACTCAAGCGCCAGGGCGCCTACAGATGCACTGGAACTCGCAACGCCAGCATGCGCGTTGGTCATTCCGACTATCTCAACGTCGGCGCCGTAAGCCGTACCTGCGACTTCCGCAGTTCCGGCGGCGGGGCTGTCCACAAGGGCAGCCGTCGCACCGAGGGATTGCCCCGCCACCGTAGCCGACCCTGCGGTAACGGCTAGCGCCGGGGTCGGATTCTTAGTGGAAACGGTGACCGCAGCCACACCGGCATGAGCGTTTGAAGTCTCGGTAAGTGTAGGCGCGTTGGCTACAGCGGTAGCCTGCGCCAAACTAGCGCTGATGTTCGACGCTGCGGAGACCATAGCGCCCAGGGCAAGCGCCGAAACCTCGGCAGCCACCGCGTTCGGCGAGGCGCTATCGGTCACGGTCGGTCCGGCCGCCGTTGCCGTAACCGCCGCAGTACCCGCAGGCGCTTCATTGGTGGCCGAAGTCGCTACCGTAGGCGAGTAAGCCGCCGCCGTAGCTTCCGCGTTGTCTGCGGGAGAGGCCAGATCCAGATCAGGGCTGGGGCCATAGCTATCGGCGGCAACGCTCGCTGCCCCGGCATCAACGCCCAGTGTGTCAGCGATGGTTGGGCCGTATGCGGCTGCTGATGTCGCAGCGCTTCCAGCATCAGGAAACTCAGCAGAGCTGGAAACAGGATCTTCAACTGCCGTAGCGGCAGCGGCAGATCCAGCCCGCGCGCCGATTGCAACCGTTGGATCAAGAGCAGATCCAGTGGTATCGGCAGCCCCGGCGTCGGGGGAGTCCAGCAGTGCGGTAGTTACGCCTATCGCGGCAGCGGTCGCAGTGGCTCCCCCGGCGTCCGGAGATACCGTAAGCGTAGACCCTGGACCGGCCGTTGTCACTACCGCCGTGGCAACTCCTGCCGCAGCCTCCACGTTGCTTACGACCGTGACCGAGGGATCGTACACCTCGGCCGCCCCCGTGGCCTGTGCGACCTGCACAGAGGCGCTGGACGTGACCTGAGGGGCGTCAACCCCGACGCCAGCTTCCGCAAGTCCAGCTTCCGGGGATGAAGTTACCAAAACGGACGAATTGCCAGCGGCAGCCTCGACCTCGGCCACGCCAACAACGACCTCGACGGATTCGCCTAGCGATGGAGCCGAAACGCCTACTAGCGCAGCAGCAACACCAGCTATGGGTGAACAAGTCAGCGTATCCGTAGGCGACTTACCAGATGCAGTTGCCTGGGCAACGCCAGCTGATGCGTTGGTAGAATCGATCACACGCTTATAGGCAACGCCAAGCATGTTGGACCATACGTTACTTGTTCCGGACCATGCGTGGAACTGGGAGACGGACGCACCTTCAGTCAGTCCCAAAACCTGATAGACAGGAGAACCAGTAGTCACCCCGCCCGTCGTTGACTTCATCTGCGCGGTGTCGAACGATGCGTAAGTTCCTACCGTACCAGTAGCGTTGTTTGTCAGCGTGTCTGTATTGCTGAAATGATCAATGTACGCAACCGCCATGTCACCGTTCTGGTTTGGAACGATAGCAGGTGATACATAAGGCGATGTCGTATCGCCGTGAATCGGCGTAGGCGCACTATCTGCCTCGGCTAGATTGCGAAACTCCTCAACCCAATAGAACGTAGGGCGAGTATGCGTCGATCCAGTGAGCGTTACCGTTATAGTATCGCTGGTCGTGAGTCGGGCTACATCCTGCCTAGTTGATGCTATGAACGCGTACTGAGAGCCTTGTATGTCCTGAGAGTCTATCGTCCAGGTGTTGCCTTGGGAATCGGTAACCGCCATGCTACGCGTACCGGTTGTGTCAGTCGTTGTGCGATACACTAGGACGAGCGTGTTGCCCAGTAGCGGGGAGGCAGTAAGTGGTATCGAAGTAGTCGCTACCCCGAAGTCCGTATTCTCACCGTTGGCAAGCTCCTTGACGTAGTGAATCAACTCCCCTACGTCAAATGCGCCTACAACATCTACTCGCGCCGAAGCAACCCCCGCATTTGCGTTCGTAGCAGGAGGGGCGTACTTCTTATAGCCACCAATGATGATGTCAGACCACGTACTGCTGCTAGTCGTCCAGGCGTGCTTCTGGCCAACTCCGTTACCAGATGAGAGGATCTGATATACGGGCACCATCTTGCGAGCCGTCGTGCCAGATATCTGCGCCGTAGTGAACGACGAGTAAGTTCCCACGGTACCAGTGCCGTTGATGGTCACCGTATCGGTAGTGGTCTGGTGGTCTTGCATGGCGATGATCAGGTCGCCGTCAGCAGTTGGAGTGTAAATTGGTGAAAGCTGCGGCGATGTGGTCTGATGGTTCGTCTGCATCGCACCATCGACGTACGACGTAACCGCTATGCCGGAGAACTCCTGCAAGCATGCAAGGAATTGCCCGCTGGTGTTAGCGGTTGTCGTAATCGTAACGGTGTCAGATGTCGTCAGTGCGCCTACATCTTGGCGAGTTGACGCAATGATCAAGTCCTGGAAGTTTTCGTGATACTCGCCATCAATGGTCCAAGTGTTGCCCTTTGAGTCCGTAACCGTTGGGGTGGTATACGACTGCGTTGACATTGTGATGCGAGCTATAAGTATAAGCGTGTTTCCGGCTGTTGAGGCAGCAGAAACAGATAGTGCGTGCGTAGTCGAAACTGAAGCAGTTGTGAGGGTGCCGTTTTCTCGAACGTAAGCGATAGTCACGGCACACCTCTCAACAGTGCCTAACCGTCAGACGGTTACAGTGAAGATGCCAGACGCGTTCCACACGATGGTGAACGTACCGGCGGTCACGCTCTGGCCGGAGCCGAACGAGTTGAAACACACGCCGAGCTTTGCGACGCCACCCGTGCCAGCAGCAATGCTGTTGTCGTACACCAGGCAGCCGTACGCGTTCGAGATCGTGACGTTACCGCCACCGGCAAGGTCCGCAGCGTCGAACGTGAAGACGTTAGACGAAACCGTTGCGGTCTTCGACGCCAACGCACGACCACCAGCAACCCAGTTGGTCGCGTCAGTGACCTCATTGGAAGTCACCCACGGACCACCGGTACCGTTGTAGGCTGCGTGTGCGGCTGTGTCAGTCTCGGACGGCGTGCCGGTGTTGTTGTAGAGCGCCACGTTGATGGTGTCGTTCACCAGGCCAGTGTACGAGTTGGGGATCTTGACGGGGGTTGTCTGATCTCCGTTACCCATGACGCCCTGCGCCCAGGTAACGAACATCTTGCTTCCAGACCAGGTCATTTTAAGTCACCTTCCTTGTTACTGCGTTGACCCAAATTTCCGGGTCTGCTGATCAGAACTCCATCTTCACTACGGCAGCACCAGGGAACACAACAACATCGTTGCCATCTTCCCGGGTGACGCTGATAGCCGATACCGGCTTGCCATCCTCGTCCTTACGAACTGCCCAGTCGTAGCGAACGTAGTCTTCCCAATCGGTCGCCTCGACCTTGCACTTGGTGCCTGCTGGCACCATCGGAGCCGTAAGGCCCTTAAGGCCAGGGCAGTTGTGCATCCTACTCTGGCCCGGCTTCACCGAACAGACATCCTGCGTATCGCAGTTGGGGCATTCCCAGCGCGTCTCTCCGGAGAGTATCACTGTCATGTTCTCTTTACCTTAATCTCTCTTATTTCGTGGGGAATAGTATAGCTTCGGTCTGCGGTCAACGAAACGCGCAGCACGCGTACTACGTCTGACGTTCCGCCAGTAGCGTGCCCGATGGCGTCGTAAGCGTTACCTTGTGCATTGCCGAAGCCCGATAGGCCAGCTCCGATGCGCAAGCCCGCGTTGTATGCGGTAGTAACTATCGCAGACTTAGCAACACTTGGGTTACTAGTTGAATGAATCTGCGTTAGGTACAGATCAACCGTAGCGACCGGCATTCCGTCAATTGCAGCCGTAGCTACGGGCTGCGAGTCTACGACCCCTACATCACCCTCGACCTGTGCTGTGCCAGCGTTCGCACTTATGCCGACCTGCACAACTGCATCGAAAGCCTGCGCAGTTGAGGCGATGGGATCAACGTAGACTATCGCCTCGGTGTCATATGCGTCCAACCTGACAACCGCTGGGATGGCGTGCGCCGTTCCAGGCTGGATCGTAATGTTCGCTATAGCGAACATGTGGGCAACATCAGGAAAAACATTGGTATTTGATGAGCTAGAGTCAAACGCAGTCGCCGTAACGCTAGCAAGTCCCGCGCTTACGTTGGACTCTACGGATACATCTGCACCGTAAGCAATCGCCGCAGCATCCGCAGCACCAGCCGCACCCGTTACTCCGCTCGTCACCGTAGCCGAGTAGACAGCAGCAGTCGCGGCGGCCGAACCGATCGGCGCGCTGTCGGCGTCCGTGATCGTCGGACCCTGGACGGCAGCGGTCGCGGAAGCCGCACCGGCCGGGACCCCGGTCGCCACAATCGGCGCCAGAGCGGCGGCATTTGCCTGCGCACGCCCAGGTTGGGCGGTTGCCATCGGCGCAGAGAGCGCAGCGGCAGTCGCAGCGGCCTTGCCAGCCGTAGGCGCCACGGTCTTGGTCGTGGTCGGCGTCTGGGCCGTGGCGGTTGTCATGGCCACGCCAGCAGACGCATTGACGGCCGTAGCGGCAGGCGCGAGGAACAGAAGCCCGTCGCCACCGTACCAGTTGGTGTGACCATCGGTGGCGGTGGTCGAGTAGCTCTGAGATCCAGTGGGCGCGTTCAAGCGATAGAAACTGAAGGTACTACCTGTCGTACTGTCGTCTCCGCTTACAACAGCAACAGACATATTAGTGGGCGTACCCTGTCCGTGGCCCGCACCGCCGTTGTAGAAGTTACCTACGAACACAGCGCAAGCTGAGCTTGTGCCAGTGTTGTTGACGGAAGGGGATGTCACGGTTGCGTGACTGACTCCGCCCCACCTTGTACCGCTATGCGCTATAACGGGGTTGCTAGTGTTTGCGCCAGTGAACACAGTAGTAGCGCCAGCGCCAAAGCAACCCGAGCCGTCGCTAGTTGCGGTGATGGAACCCTCGCCGCCGGTTGCCACCTTGTAGAAGATCCAGTGGCTACCGGTATTGCTCATTCCACCGTCAAGCTGCGTCCAACCGGAGCCAGATAGCGAAAGTGTCGTCGTCCCAAAGAATCCGCCCAGGGATACGATGATAATTGCGCCCGCAGGAATGCTAGCCGGGGTCGGAATTACCGGAGTTGAGGTACCGGAATACTGCGCCGAAGCGGAGCCGAAATACGCTATAGCCACGACTCAACCGCCCCTTCCGATGCGACCCCTCCGCCATGCTGTTACAACTCAGGTCAGTCGATAGAGACGACGTTTCCGCAGGTCAGAGGCTAAATGGGCACCGGTCGAGCCAAGCTCAATTCGCCTTAGCCGCGCGACATTTGAACTAGAGAGAGAAAACCGGACTGCGGGGTCCGTGGGCCTCCAGCGCGCGTGCGTGCTGATAGGCCCCCCCTATGCCTGCGTGCACGGTGGGCAGTTGACAGAGCATGCCGCCTTGTTTGGTTGGGGTGGCGTGCGTTGCTCAAGACCGGGTGGCATAGGCTGAGTTGGATGCCGGGCGGCAGTAGGAACCCCTGTCCTCCCCGGTAGGAACTCCTGTACCTGGTACCAGATAGGTACTGAGATCACCGGTAGCAGTACCTGTAGGTACTGAGATCACCGGTACCGGTACCGGTAGGTACTGAGATCACCGGTAGCAGCACCCAACGCCTAGAACCTAGGCAGTGGACGAGGTTAACGTGGGGCGCCCGCAAAAGGTACCGGTACCCGCTTGAAATGAGGGGCGCCCGAAGGATTGGACCCAAGGCCCCCGAAAGGATGGCGCACCCAAAGGTACTGAGGTACCCGCTTAGGTACTGAGATCACCGGTAGTAGGTACCAGGTACCGTAGGTACTGAGATCACCGGTACCGGTACCGGTAGGTACTGATGCAACGGTAGTGGGTACCAAGTACCTTAGGTACTGAGATCACCGGTAGCAGTACCAGTGATACTATAGTGAGCATGCGTCAACTAGCAATAATTCTTACTAACTTGACGATTCATCGCTGTAACGAAAAGAATGCTTAAGCATGCTTTTGTTTTTTATTTCAAGCAATGCTTTAAGGAATGCTTAAGCATGCTTGTAAAAAGAATGCTTAAGCATGCTTTTGCCATGGTCACTATAGTGCATGGTCACTATAGTGCATGGTGACCATGGTGCATGGTCACTGATCGCATGGTCACCATCCAGGGTGGTCACTATAGTGCATGGTCACCATGGTCATGGTCACTATAGTGCATGGTCACTATAGTGCATGGTTACCATCCAGGGTGGTATCATGGTGGGGTGGTGCATGGTCACTATAGTGCATGGTCACCATGGTATGGTATGCATGCCATGCCATGTATGGTATGGGTGCCATGCCTATGCCATACTACCTACCTACCATGCATAGGCAGTGTACTACTACATAGCATCAAGTGTAGGTAGTAGCAGTGGGGTTGACTACATGGTACATGGTGTGGGCATAGCATACAGGCTATGATGTACGCATAGGGCAAGGCCCATATACTAAGGGCCCATATACCACATACCCATGGCACTAAGAACCAGGACCCCATATACGTGAAGTACGGGGGCCCTTATCAGAAGGCCCCTTATTAAACGTACCTGTATCACGTTCTTTATCTGAGTGCGCAGTATTGCGGTTGCACTTACGATGCATGGGCATGGATTGAAGTGGACGCCCAGCGTCGTCGTACCTATGGCCTAGATCCCAATGCGTACCGGGCTCAATAAGCCTACCGCAACCAGGATACGAACAGTGCACGGTGCCCATAGCTACAAGTGGAACCCACTGCTCTCTGAGCTTCCTGTGTGCAGCACCGTACTTAATACGATGGTTCTCACGAGATGTAGTCATTGCTACGCCTGTACGTTCGTTCCCTATGGCAGTTGGCGCACACTACTTCGCACTTAGTCAGCTCTTCTTTCAGCCAAGCCATACCGCGTCGATACATAGTAATGCCGATGCAGTTTTGCTTACCATCTGAAAGTTTAGTGCCATCCTTCTCTATGATGTGATCCAACTCCATAACATAGAAAGGATACTTAATGCCGCAGTCAGTGCAAGGTCGATCCTTGAACTCACGGACGAGCTTGCGCTTAGCATCGTGCACACTAACCAAGAAGATACCTAACTCTAAGAAGTTGAGGGGCCGTTGATACTGACCCCAC